ACCGAATCTGGCAGGCACGAAGGATTACAGCGAGGCTGAGCTGCGTAACGGTTTGATTCGCAATATCGAGCAGACAAGCGGGGCTGAGGCGCATTATGATACCGCAGCACAGCACGCCATCGAGGGCGGATTCGGCTGGCTCAGGGTGCTGAGCGCCTATTCGGATGATGACACTTTTGACCAGGACTTGCTGGTCAAGAGCATTCGTAACCGGTTTTCTGTCCTGTTCGATCCACAATCAACAGGTGAGCCGGACTTCTCCTGTGCCAACTGGTGCTTCATTTCTGAGCTGATGAGGCGCAAGGAGTTCAACAAGCGGTATCCGGATGCCGTCCTCGGTGACATGGGTGACCAAGTGATCGGCGAGGACTGGCACTTGTGGTTCAACGAAGACATGGTGCGGGTGGCAGAATATTTCTATCGGGAGCCGGTAAAACGCAAGCTCTTGCTCCTAAGCACCGGTGAAACGGTATGGCTTGATGAGGTCAAGCCAGTGCTTGATGAGCTTGCAGCGCAGGGCGTAGAGGTTCGTAGAGATCGTAAGGTTTCGACATATAAAGTGATGTGGTGCAAGATTACCGGTATGTCGATCCTCGAAAAGCCAACAGAGGTGCCATTCCGGACAATTCCTGTGGTGCCGGTGCTCGGCAAAGAGGTCGTGATCGGCAACGAGGTTCATTACCGTGGCTTGATCAGGTATGCAAAAGACGCGCAGAAAATGCACAACTACTGGATGTCGTCCGCAACAGAGCGTGTTGCCATGGCTCCGAAACAGAAGTATATCGCTGACGCCAAGAGTGTCGAAGGGCTTGAAAATGAGTGGGCCAACGCTAACACCTCCGCAAAGCCTTTGCTTCGATACAAGCACCGGGTTGATGTGCCGCCTCCTCGTGAGGTGCCACCACCATCGATGCCGGCCGCAGAGTTGCAGCTTGCATTGGCCGGTTCCGACGAGATCAAGGCGACGACGGGCTTGTATGACGCATCCATGGGCAATCAGGGCAATGAGACGAGCGGGAAGGCTATACTTGCCCGTCAACGACAGGGGGATCGAGGAACTTTCGCATACATCGACAACCTGAGCAGGGCGCTTCGCCGGGTTGGTAAGCTCCTGATTGATGCAATTCCACGCGTGTACGATTCAGAGCGGATCATCCGCCTGAAATTCCAGGACGGAAAAGAGGACTGGGTGACGATCAACAAAACGGTGATCGACCAGCAGACAGGGCAGCCTGTTCTCATACATGACATTTCTGCCGGCAAATACGATTGCACCGTAAACACGGGCCCGAGTTATCAGACTTTGAGGCTCGAAGCAGCTGATAGCTTGATGCAGTTCGTTCAGGCTGTTCCGGCTGCCGGCGGCGTGATTCTGGATTTGATCGCGAAGAATATGGACTGGCCGGGCGCGGATGAGATTGCAAAGAGGCTGAAGAAGATACTGCCGAATGGGACGCTCTCCGAACAGGAGATGCAGGAAGATGGGATCGAGCCGCCTCAACCATCCCCGGAGGCACAAGCAGAAATGGCGAGAGCGCAGGCCGACATAGCAAAAGCCAAAGCAGATGAGGCGATGGCACAGGCCAAGACCGTGGAGGCACAGGCGAAGATCCTTGAAATTCAGATGCAGGCATCCATTGCTGGACCGGGAAGCATCGAGGAGACGGTGCGTAACCTCGTGGCGGACGCTCTCTCGGAGATTATGCAGTCGCAGGTGGCAGCGTAAAGTATGAAGCCGGGATCCTCTCCCGGCTTTTTTATTGCCAAGAAAAAATTCCCCATTGGTATGAATTGAAAACGGTTGTACGCTTTTCGGAAATGCTACTGGTGGCAGTTCACCAGGCTATTTCCGCAACAAATGCGCAACCGTGATGACAGACAACCAGACCACTCAGCAGCAGGGGCTGCACACAGCCGAAGAGGAGCGTTTTACCGTGACGTTCAGCGATGCTCCTCCCGAAGCGCAACAGCAGGCCGCGCAGCAGCAGGCAGAGGTAAAGCCGGAAGGCGATACCAAGCAGGCTGATGCAGAACAAAAAGGGGACGCTACTCCCTCCCAGGATTCGGCAACCGGGAAAACGGACGATACCTCTACTCATGAAGCCGGCGGCGAAGAGCACAAGCCAAGACTTCAGAAGAGAATTGACAGGCTCACAAAGGAAAAGCACGATCTTCGGCGCGAGAATGAAGAGTTGAGGGCGAAGCTTACCAATGATGCTACTCAGGATAAGGAACCTGACATTTTCGATTTCGACAACTCCGATGATTACCTGAAGGCCGAAAAGGAGTACAAGGAGCGCCAGAATGGTAGTCAGCACGCACAGCAGGCAAGGGAAGCGCCTGCAAAAGAAATTGCTCCCGAGGTTAAGGATGCTATTGAATCGATTCGGGACTCGTTCGATTACGGCAAGCGAAAGTATGCTGATTTCGAGCAGGTGATTAACGCTCAGGATTTTTATCAAACTGATGCGATGCTTTTTGCTGTCGCGGAGTGCGAAAATCCGGAGGATGTAACTTATTACCTCGCTACGCACAAGGATGAGACTGCAAGACTTGTCGGGTTATCCGCAGCTGCACAAGCAAAGGAGATCGGCAAGATCGAGGCGAAACTGAACGCTGCACCTCCGAAACCAACCAAGAAAACAACGACAGCTCCCCCGCCGATTGATCCCGTTGGCGGCAGTGGCGATGTTCCGCGTACGCTCAAGAATGTGGCGAGCCAAGCGGAGTATGAGGCATTGCGCGCAGCTCAGGAAAAGGATGCAGTGCATGACGGGTGGCTGTAATAATCAGGACAACCATACAAATTTTGAATTATGAGTGTACAGGGTGAAGAGGGTAATGTCTTTTTAACCGACGACCTTATCCTGCGCGAAATGTTGAGGATCCTTAAGTCAACTTCTGTTGGCGTTAAAAGGGTCCACAGGAATCTTGAGAAGCATTTTGGCAAGGTTGGCGATACCATTTCCATCGAGAAGCCTTTCAAAACCAAGACCAGTGAAGGGCGTACGCTCTCGATACAGCCAATGGCTGATCAGAAAGTGCCGTTTCAGATCACAAGGCAACGGAACTTTGGCCTGCAGTTCACACAGAGGGACAGGACGCTGAGTATGCGGAATTTTAAGTCCAGGTATTTGCAGTCTGGCGTTGCTCAGCTTGGTGTTGACATCGAGCAGTCCGTGTTGGAATGTCTCGTGCGAAAGACCTACAACGTATCTGGATCACCAGGAACGCAGATCAATAGTGACATGATCACGGACGCTTCTGGCTATATGACCGAAGTGGCCGTCCCCGAGGACGGTATGCGTACTGGTATTCTGAATACCCGAGATGGAGGTGCGATTGACAAGGAGATGAAGGGAAAGTACAATGAAGAGCTTGTTAAAGGAGCGGTTCAGAAAGGGTACTATGGCAAAATTGCCGATATCGATATGTACCGTTCGGCAGTGATGCCGGTGCATCGTGTCGGCGATTATGGTGGCACTCCACTTGTTAATGGTGCTGGTCAGAAAGGGAGTACTCTCGTTACTGATGGATGGACGGCAAGTAAGACTGAGTTGCTTCGTGTTGGTGATTCTTTTTCTATTGCAGGAGTGTATGCAATCCATCCGCAGACAAGGTTAAGTACGGGTCGTCTGCAGACCTTCGTGGTTACAGAGATTGCTTCTTCGAGCGGAGCAGGAGCTTCGTCTATCAAGATCAGCCCGGAAATCAATGACGGTACGTTGACCATGACCAATCCTGCAGGTGAAACGGTGTCCCTTGGGGCATACCAGAACGTGAGCAATGCCCCTGCGGATAATGCTCCTATTACGGTTATCGGTACAGCAAACTTGTATTACAGGCAGAACGTGTTGTTCCACCGTGACGCCGCCACGCTGTGCATGGTTGAGAAAGAACTCCCTGAGTCTGCTTCGGTCAAAGCACGCATTTCAGATGAGGAGACCGGTCTTTCTTTGTCGATGACGGCAGCCTACGACATCACTGAGGACATGCAGGTATATCGCGTGGACGCGGTATGGGGCGTTGATTCGCTGATGCCTGAGCTTGCTCATCGCATCTATTCTGCAGTTCTCTGAGCCTTGTTTTTTCGAGTAGGGCCGGGGCAAAGTGTTCCCGGCCTGAAATGTTTCTGTAGCTCAATTGGTAGAGTTCCACCCTTGCGAAGAGCAGAACCGCGACAGACATAGGCGGGGCGGTGGCTATCAGGGTTCGATTCCCTGCGGGAACATCAACTTTCATAACAGTAAAACGTGACCTACCATGAAACAACCCACCTACCTTTTCCATAAAACCGAAGGTATGAAGCTATTCGACGCAGCATCCGACGATATGAAGGCTTTGCGTCTTGCCGGCTGGTGCGATTCCCCTGTAGTTCCTGATCCGGAGCCCGAGGTACCTCTTCTTGACTGGCCAGTTGGCAATATAAAAGATGGCGATATAGCCGTGATCGAGGGAGTCAACGACGGCAGGCCGGTTGTACTTCGTCTTGACGTACCGGTGGAGATTCCTGAACCGCCAGTTGAGCCTTTAACCCCAACCAGCAAAAAGGGCAACAAGTAATGGCATCAGTTCGCGATTTGATGACGCAGGCTCTGCGTTCGTCCGGTCTATTGGCGGCTGGTGAGTCTCCGGCACCGGAAGATGTGCAGGATACATTTGATTATGCCCGGCAAATGCTGGAGCTGTGGGGTTTGCAACCGCTTCTTGTCCCTGATACCGGGGCGATTGCATTCAGTTCGTTGGACGATGTGCTTGCTTTGCCTGCAGGCTATGAGATGGCTATTCGGTTGAACGTGGCGGTCTACATGCGCGAGGATGCCGGCTTGCAGCCGAGCAGAATGCTTGTGGCTGGGGCCGGCGAGGCTATTGAGGCGATCAAGCAGACCCATGCAGCAGCAAGACCGCCAGCAGATATGACCTTCGATCCAATCCTGTTGGGTCGGGGCGGATATTATGACATCTACAATGGCACTGAGGTCTAATGCTTAAGCCGATACCTCTTACTGTTGATTCGTCCGAAGGCAGGGCGGAAATAGCTACTGGATGCCGACTGGTGAACCTGTATGCTGAGCAGGTTCCTTCTTCAAAGAAAACTCCGGCGGTGTTGATCGGTACTCCTGGCCTTGCTCCGTTTGTCAAGCTGCCAACGGCTCCGGTTTACGGTATGATCGAGCATGCAGGCTTTGTGTATGCCGTGACGGCGACAAACCTGTACCGGGTGGCTTATGATGGCTCATTGCTTGATCTTGGCAACGTGACGATTGCCGGAAAAGTCTGGATGGCCACCAATGGGGTGCAGATTGCTTTTGTGGATGGATTGAAAGGGTATTGGTTCCATCCGGAAACAGGGGTAACCGAATTTTCCGGAGACGGATGGTATCCGGCCAATACCGTGACCGTCCATGATAGCCGGTTCGTGTTCAATCGGAAAGATACCGGGCAGTTTTTCATTTCTGGACTTCTTGATGTGACGCTTGATCCTCTTGATTTCGCTACGGCGGAAAGCTCTTCAGATAATCTTCTTGGGTGCATTTCGGATAGCAGGTACCTGATTTTACCAGGAAAGAAAACCATCGAGTTCTGGTACAACAGCGGTGACGGATCGTTTACGTTTGAGCGGATTCAGGGCGGCATTGTGGACAAGGGATGTGCTGCCGTTCACAGTATTGCCAAGACGGGAAGTTCGGTGTACTGGCTTGGTGATGATGCGACGGTGTACCGGTTTATCGGCTACACTCCTGAGCGGATAAGTACTCATTCTGTCGAGTACGATATCAAGAAAGGGCGTATCGATGACGCAGAGGCATTCACCTACATCGATGAGGGCCATTCCTTTTATGTACTGACCTTTCCTTCTCAGCGGAAAACATGGTGTTTTGATGCGACAACGGGCTTGTGGCATGAACGTGAGCATCGCGGATTTGGGCGGGTTCCTGCATCCTGTCATGTCCGGTTTGGAACCCTGAATCTTGTGGGGGATTTCCAGAGCGGAATGATTTATTCGCTTGATCTGAACGCTGCAGATGATCATGGAACATGCATTACCCGAGAGGTGCGGTTTCCCGTGCTCTACAACGGAGGAAGGAACGTGACAGTAAAGAGCATCGAGCTTGATGTGCTGCATGGTGTTGGAAGGGTTTCGGGGAAAGGTGCCGATCCGCAGGCCGTGTTTACCTGGTCTGACGATGAGGGTAAGAGCTGGAGCAATGAACACTGGCGTTCTCTCGGGAAGATTGGAGAGAGGAAGGCTCGCTTGAAGGTGAACAGGCTGGGCGTGTTTTTGCAACGGCTGTTCAGGGTTTCTATTTCATCACCAGTGAAGGTCGTTATTCAGGGCCTTTACGCAGACATACAGTGACATGGCAAGGGTCGATCCTCCTCCAATCCA